ACGGTCATCTTCGTTTCATTGTCTCCGCGTTTATTCCTGGTGAGCGTGATGATAGTATCCGCTGCACCACTTATACCCGTCGAACCGTTGAGTCGATTTATGAAGTCTGTATCATCACCGCCTTTGTTAAGGTGGTGGACTAGGACAAGAGCAATGTTGCGATCCAAAGCAAACTGATGCAGGTTACCGAGTTCGCGGTAGTCGTATCCGTACACACCCTCGGTCTTTCCCGCCGTACCTCTTATCTTCTGTAGGGTGTCGATGATTACCATACCCACATCATCCCCGGTGTTGTGGATGCAGGCATCAAGCTGAGAGAGCAGACCCTCTTGAAGTAAAGGTGCTTGCTTAACTAAGTAAAGGTTTTCAGGTGCTTTTCTTGTACCACCGACTTTCTGACTTCGGTTCTGCAAACGATAGTCACCGTCTTCCAAAGCCAAGTACAGAACCGCTGTTTCCGTAGTCCTCATTCCGAGGAAGTCCTCACCGAGGGATACCGACTGCGCCAAGTCCATACACATCCAAGACTTACCGAACTTCGGTGGAGATGCGAGGATGTTTATACCCACCGTGATGAGGTCTTCGACAACGAACTTCGGCGGGTCTATGTGCCTTGCCTGAAGTGAAGCCATCGACTCTGCACAGAGGGATTCTATTTTCTTGGGCTCCGAGGGTTTCCACTCACCGAGATCGTTGAAGTCATCCCACGCATCACGGAGAGTCTGAGATACCGCATCACCGGGCTTGTAGCGAGAGCAGACGGAGTGGATGATGGTGTTGAGTTCCGATGGCGGCAGCGGTGGATCGCAGTATCTCTCGTTGTACTCCGAGAGCATGACGCGAATACCGCCTTCATCCAGGCCGTTGCCTCGGAGCGTGGATGCGAACGAGAACACCGCTTTGTTACGCTGCCCCTCTCCAATAGAAAGTACTTCGGCTGATTTGGAGAGCGGCGCGGATTTGGTCGGGAGCGGCTCATCGGCATCAGCGAGGAGTATATCCGGGTCGATGAGTTCACCGTCCAACTCGCGGAACTGATACTCGCCGTCCAACGAAACGGATGGCCAAAACATCAAACGCTCCGGCTGATCGGTGGTTTCATCGATCGTGTCCGCACCGACCCAGTGGCATACGATACGAACGAGTCGCGGGTACTCATCGTATGTTATGGGGCGGGTCAGTGGGAACAACCACCGCAGACGAGGCCGGTCTGCGGTACTGGTGTGCGTTGTGTGGCAACAACAAGTGTAATTGTAGAGAAGAGTGTAGTTCTCCCAGTCATCTGCGTGAGCCTCATCGGCATCGACCGTCAGCAAGCACCTACTCACGAGGGCTGTTTTCCCTCGTCTGCCATCCGTAAGCTCCCCGGCTACATAACCACCAACGTCCTTGATATCAGTCTTCTCCTCGTTGGTCTTGGAGAAGTACTCGGTAAGGAACTCATCGGTTATAGCCGGAGTACGGAGGCGGTTCTTGAACTCATCCCAAGTGAGATTCAGCCTGCGGCCGACAGGATTCTTTCTGCTTTGAAATGAGTAAACGGTTAAGGTGTTCATGCTAACTAACCTCTCTTACTTCGCGGACTTTGCCTGCGCTTTCTTTTCCTTGCCCTGCGCGATGGTCTTCACCGCGCACTGCTTGTTATCTTCATCGTACATCCCACACGCGTTCAGCATACACGGAAGATTCTGCGTAGCTGTTCGCGCCAGGGGACAGATAGTATTGCTCATGTCTTCTCACCACCTTTCTCCTCGTAGAGCTTGATAAGGCGCTTGAGGTAGAACTCTGCCTTCTGCAAGTCCTCAAGCGGCTTCGACTTAAACGGATGCCTCCAGATATACTTGACCACCTGCCACGAGAGCACGGCATCGTTGGGGTCGTTATAGGGGGTGATCATAGCGGTAAGCGCATCGATACACTCTATACCGCCCTGCGTGTAGTGAGATGGGTGGTTCACCATGTCGTCCCCGGCCGGCCGGAGACCTAAAACCGGCTTGGGCGCGGAGATGAGCCCCGCGTTAAGGAGTGTTTCGTAATTGCTTTCGATGACATCAGGGAAATCAGTATCTACCCAGCAGGTTATTTGCCCTTCAAGTGGGCAGTTTAGGCAGGCAGCGTGGTCCGACTCGCCATCACCCATGCAGTACCTCTTAATGCATTCCGCTTTTTCTTCAATCGTCATTCGCTTTTTCCTTTCCTATCTTATTGAACGTGTACCACCCGATCAGTCCGTTTATCAGGAATATACATTTCATCGCGAATACAGCGACTGACCCGGTCGGTGTAGCAAGGCACAGTCCGAAGGTCAGTGCCGAGACAGCGTTGTTTACCGTCCACAGCAGCCAGCATATCGAAGCTCCGTAGATGCCCAGCACCATAGCATACAGTGTGCAGGTGGTGTTCAGAGCATCGAGCCATGAGTAGTTGCCGTGGAGCAGACGGCTCAGACCGAAGAGTGCGAAGAACACAAGCACGGCGCTGAGTAATATAATAGTGGTCTGCTTCTTCGACACGTTGTAGGGTTTTATTTTGTTTTTGCCCCAGTGAATAAACGAATAAATATACATAGGTATCAGCACGATGTTCTGTACCGCGTCGAGCATGATGCGGTTCTTCAGACAGATGACGGTGTAAAGCGAGACATACACCACACCGAGCAAAAACGCGCCGCGCACGGCGGTAGCGTAGACCGCCACGTAGAACATCCCGACCACGCCGATCAGTATGTTGATACCGCTGTCCCCGGATACCGCGCCGAGGATACCCACGGCAAGGGTACTGCCGATGACCCACAGCTTCTGGTAAAGGCTGAGATCATTCCACCACTGCTTCATCCTTGCACCCCTTTGTTTCCTCGATGATCGAATCAAGGTCATACGCTTCAGTCTCGACCGTGGGCAGTTCTACCGGCTTATCTTCCTTATTATCTACCCTTTTATCTTCCGTACTGAGCCAGCGGTAGAAGCGGAGAGTAAGGCAGCGGACGCCCGCCGCGGCAAGCAGAGCAACAAGGATAGTGAAGCCAAGGTCCCACAGATATGCGAGGCCTAAGAGAATGAGGAGAAACATTATTCCCAGGATAACGGTAACGGTCAGAGCTTTCTTTTTCATGTTCTATTTCCTTTCCAAAGTTTGATATGGTCGATGACATCCTCTATCGTGTAACAGATCGCACCGACATCGTTGAGCAGCCCCGTAACATAGAGGTTCTGGTACGAATACTGCTGATTACCGAGTCCGCATCTCGCGCCCTTGTCCTTCTCATCCGAGTAGGTGAGAGCGCACTGGCGGGTGTCGGTACAGATGCCGATGAGCAGCTTGTCCTCACCGCGCACTATCTTCTCGTGGAACTTGCCGATCTCAGCACAAGTGCCGGAGGGGAGAACGTCACCGTCGATGCAGGCGATGAGAACGTCGGCGGTATCCAGCCTTGCATTATCGGCCTGCGCGATCATCACCGAGTCGGCGAACTTCTTCTTGCCTTCTACACCGTTGATGTCGGTGTTCTCAACGGGGGAATAAAGGTCAACATCGGGGAACGCTTCGCGGATTTTTGTGGCCCACTCTATGTTACGGAGATAGTCTCCGTAGAAAAAGATAGGGCCTGCTAAATAGATTTTCATTACATTCCTCCAAAAATATTTTTATGAAATAGCTGAAAGGCTATTGATAAAGTGAGCAGCATCGCATATAATAGGAGCGGATGAATAATCCGTCGGGCATTACGGCAAGAATATAATGCACGTGTATGTTTAGCCTCCGAGAGCAACGGGGCGCGAAAGCGTAGAATATTGCTTACTTGTAGTGGGACTCGTTGATTACGGGCTCCCACTTTTTATTTAGGAGAAAGACATGAAAATAGTATCAATAAGCAATTTTCTTTTATCGCACTATAGCATTGATCCTGAAGTATTGCAGAAGCCCGGACGGCCTTGCGTTCTTGTGGTGCGTCTTAAATATCGCGGAATGAACCAAGACTTTGCTATACCACTGAGGTCTAATATTCCCGGAGATGCGCCAAAGGATCAATACCTTCCGTTACCCCCGCGTCCAACGACCGCCCCGGGTAATCGGCATGGTTTACACTACATAAAGATGTTTCCAGTCAGTAAAAAGTATTTAGTAAAATACCGTATAGCAGGCAATAAGTTTGCGATTCTGATCCAAAATATAATAGACCGAAACGAAAAGCAGATTATAACGATTTGCCAGCGGTATTTAACCCTTTATGAATCAGGTGTCCACCCCCAGTTTTCAACAGATTTAGACTTGCTTCTTGCCGAACTTGCAAAACTTAAATAGGCATAGACGTATCCTCATCATGACAAATCACTGTATCGATTCCGGCGTTCTTGATGAGCCTTGCACAGATAGGGCAGGGCTCCGCGTCTACCGCCTTGCCGTTCTCGCCGCTCCACAGATAGAGCGTCGCGCCCAGCATATCTCTGCGTGAGGCAGAGATGATGGCGTTTTGCTCTGCGTGTACGCTGTGACAGTCTACATAGTCACCGCTGTTGTGAGGCTTGTCCATTCTCTTGCACACACCGAGGTCGCAGCAGTTGTCCTCGCCGCGCGGTGCGCCGTTGTAGCCGGTCGCGATGATCTCATCGTTCTTCACGATGACCGCTCCGTACTGCCTCTTGAGGCAGGTCGATCTCTCGGACACCGCTCTTGCGATGTCAAGGTAGTAGGTTATCTTATCGGGTCTCAAAGGCTTCCACCACTTTCATATCGTATTCATCTGCGAGTACCGACTTGATTGCGCCCACATCAATACGCTTCTTGTCTAGGCTCATAAGATAAACCTCAAGCCAGTGGGCGAACTCTGCGATATGCTCATCATCAGCATTGAGCTTATCTTTCATGATGAGGAGAGTCGCTGTTGTTGTAACAGCGATCCCTCTCTCATACGCCTTGAGCACATCCGCTTCGGAACGAGGTATCTTCCGAGGGTTGGTCTTAGGCATCTTCTCTCACCAGCTTGAAGTTCCACAGCCCCGTGTTGTGGTTAAACGCAAGGCCGTTAACATTGATGAGTTTCTTCCTACGCTCTGCCTCTTCGGGATTGAATCCGCAGCTGTGGCAGGAGTGGTAGTCACAGCACTCAACTCCCTCTACGGGGCAAGGGAAACCCCACACGGTTGCGAATATCTTTTTCGCGGAGAGGGAAACGCGCTTGTGGTTGTGCGAAAAAACAAAACAGTTGTTGTGACCGACTGGGTGGATGAGCCATTCGCCATTTACCCAGTCAGAAAATCTGCCGTAGTTACTTACACGGTGAAGTCCCTCGTAGCCGGGGACGTCTTTCCATTCTTCTGTCATTCTTTTATCTCCTCCTCTGGTTCCGGGAAATGATATTTAGTTACTGCGATGGGGAACTCTTCAATTTCACTTGCCCATCGCGCTGTGTACTCACCGAAAGTTTCCTGCCAAATTTTGGGAAAGCCTCCTATGCCATCGAAAAGTGAACCGAGCGTAGCCATCTGGGGGAGATACTCCGCCATCCGGCGACCGAGATGCCGCCAAAACGGAAGTGCTATACTATTACCGAGCGCGGCGTAGCGTTTATTGTCGGCTGCCTTGTGCTTCTTCCCATCGGAGTCTACCCATGTGAACTCCTGTTCGATGTGCTCACCGATCTTTTCACCCGTGTCCTCATCGAAATCCTCGACAACCTTATCGTGCGGCTCTCCTATCAGAGTCCAGTTCAGCGGAAATCCCTGAAGCAACTCACACTC